TTCAAAAGGTTTAACTTTGGCTCATCCTGATATACGAGGAATTGCTTTAGATTATAGTAATGCTTCCTATTTTCAATATTTGCACACAACTCATTCAATACAAGGGAATAATTACTTTTATACACGCGATTATAGATGAACGTCTTGATGTCGTCTGGCAATTCCCTTAAGTAGTTATATTTGAATATCTGAGTAATCTGAGTAATCTGAGTAATCTGAGTATTCGGATTACTCATCTAATTATTATATTTATTTCTAAATATCTTATATGTGTTTGGGATATTTATAATATAAAAAATAGTTATGATATATAGTAGTTTATAATAGCATATGTTATGAGTTTAATATAATATTTCTTTATTCCCTTACGGCATTATAATGAAACCATTATATTATAACCTCGTTTACCATACTTATTATAGATGTTGACACCTTTGCCATTTTCTTCCCTGTAATTTAATTTCTCAAATTCCTCCTTGAATTTTTTCTGCGTTTTCAAACGTTTTATATTATTTTGTTCGCACCACTTTTCATATATTTGGAATATATCTTTTACTCCAAATCTTAAGTTTGCCTTGTCAGTTTTTTTACAGCAAGAAGTTGCGAATAGCAATATATCTTTGTTAATTAATGGTTCAGCAGGTATATTCCCGTGTATATCAACATTTTTAATAGCGATAGGTGCTACTATATCGAACGAGATAATATCAGGTTTATCTTTATCATACAAATATAACCATCCATCGGGTGTTTTCCAATAATATTTATTTGGCAGTTTATTCTCAACATCTATAAAACTTTTGTTGTCTTCTTTAGCATTTCCGTGTATATTTTGTTGATTATATTTATCGATAATTTTTGATTTAAATAAATCACCATTATTGTCTTTCCATAATAAATTTTTATTTGTATTTGGACACCTATGAATATTTTTATCTATATTAATAGTATATTTTTCAGGTTTAAATATCGCTTTATATTTCTTATTATTAATTTCATCAACAATTATAACATTTGTTGGTTGCATTACACAAGTATTTTGTATTGCCAATGAGTTATACGATGATATCTTTTTTTCATCTATATATTTCATAAATTTGTCATTGTATTTTTCAGTATTTGAATGTGAAATTGTATATGTTTGAATATTATTAAATTCTTCATCATAACATATTTCTTCTAATTCAGAATACCACATTTTGTCCTTATTATTTAAATCATTGTAGGTTATTGAGGTTATTTCATTAATACAATTATAATCAGGCAATTTAGCTTCTTTGCACCATACACTTATTTCATTATCAGTCATATCATCTATAGTGATTAATTTATACCCATTGTTTTTTCCATCATAATGTTTATTTACTTTTAAATTTTTTCTTTTCTTTACCACATCAATATATCTCATATATTTACCAAATTTACAATCCCCATTATCTAGTATGCTTTCTAATAAAACCTTTATATCTTCCCAACTATCACAACTCATAATATCTTTTTCAATTATTTTTATAAATTTTACATAAAAACTTTGTATTATATCTTGTACTTCATTTGTAGTCCATAAAGTAAGCTTCATATCACCGCTTTTAAGTTCTGGGTCATTATATTTTCCCTGCAATCTTGTTCTTTGTAAAATGTCGGTGCAGTTTAATGATGCGTGAGACACAAAATATTGGTCAGTCAAATGAAAGGAATACTTATCATAATCATCGCTTGTAAAAGAATACCCCCTTTCTCCATACTTACCAGTTATTGTTATAACTGATTTGTGAATAATAGGGATTTTACTTTCTTCAAAGAAAATTCTTAATAATTTATAAACATGCTTAATATTTAAATCTTTCTTTGTATCTATATCAAAATAGCAATAGTTATTAGGTAATTTTTCAGATTTTTCAGTATCTATAGATTTTTCATTATAAACACCTCCGTCTTGCCATAATCTTTGGTTTGAAGATTGGTTAGCATCCCATTCAGAGAATTTTAAAATTTCTTTCTCATATTCTTTAGGAATATATAATCTTAAACATTTTCCGTGATATATTACAACAGGCAGATGAGGGAAATCTTTGATTATTCTTTCGACTAAATAGAATTGGTTGGCTCTTATTTTTTCTTCACTTATCAATAAAGAGTTGTATTTAATTGTAGGTCTCCTTAGTATTTCCTCTATTAAATTTTTAATATTAATATTGTAATCCTCCACAATGTCATAAGGTCTTTTTTTACGAGTGTCGCTATCAATATAGTCCCACCAAGGTTTGATTTGCATAGTGTTAAAAGTTATAGAATTATTTAATAATCCAAAATAATTTTCAGACCTTTTCATTTTATGAACTTTCCCTATGGGTATTTGTATATCAATATTATCACTTACTCTTGTAGTAGCATTACATAATAATGAATTCGGGGTGCCTGTAATATGCAAGACATATCTTACCTTCTTAGATATTTTGGCAATTTCTATTTCACACAACGTAGTATCTTTTTTATCATTAGTATTTGTCCTATCATTTGAAGACGTTGCACACATTAAATCACCTTCGTCAATTAATGTGGTTATATTAACCAGTTCATCATTATTCAAAATATACTCACTAAATTTTTTATTAAGTTTCTCTAATTGTGATGGGTTCATTAAACAACACAATATGTCCGATGAATTTATTGCTTCCTTATTATTTAATTTATCAATAATACCATTACTATTAATATCTTTTAGTTCTGGTAGTTTATAATCTTTCCAATATTCTACATTATTCTCATCAAAATAATCTTGGAGTTCAGTATTAAATTCTTCAAATAATGATTTTATGAATTCAATATTAAAATTGTATTTTTCAGTGCCGACTATATCTTCTTGCAATTGTTTTTGGTCTATTGTTAAATTTCTGAAAATGTATAAAACAGGTCTATTAAATATATGAACGGAAATCCACATAATTATACACGCTTGAACACGTTTTCCAAGTTGTATGTCTCCCCATAATAACTCTATTATTGATTTTTCATTTTCTTCTAAATTAAGTGCATTTAACAATTCTTCCTCAAATGAAGGTGATGAACTAATGTTTTTCGGAATGTGTTTTAATTTTATTGGTTTACCTCCCCAATTATGTCTCTCTAAACTTTCTCCATTGATGTATCTGCATTTATCTAACATAGAATTGATAATCTTTTCAAGTGGTTTTTTAAATATGGATGCTTTTTTCTTGTAAAAGACCTCTATTTTTTCGTGCAGATAAGTAGTCATCTTATATCATATATACATATTAAGTAAGCAATTCTTAAATCATTTTTTAATATAAAAATAGATTTGCCCAATATTTTTGTGCCTAATTGTATTACATTGTATTACATTGTATTACATTGTATTACATTGTTTAAATATAACACGCTTCGCCAGTATATAAGAACATACAGCATATATTATATGATATTCATTTAATCTCTAGAGATGATAGAAGACTACCTAGCATATACTAAGACATACAAAGAGAAATACGGGGACAAGTGCATCGTATTAATGCAAGTTGGCTCATTCTTTGAGATATATACGATACACCAAAATACCGATACGTCCCTTAATAATGATGTGTATATTATAGCGGAGTTGTGTGGTATCCAGACATCGCGGAAAAATAAGACGATATCCGAGATATCAATCGCGAACCCCGTAATGGCAGGGTTTCCACTAGCATCCCTTCCTAAATTTAGGGATAAAATCTTAGCGAATAACTATACGATTGTATTAGTCGAGCAGGTATCCGACCCTCCCAACCCAGAACGCAAAGTGACGGAGATAATATCGCCGGGCACTAACGTCAATATTGTAAATAAGCGGAGCAATTATATAATGGTCATATATTACGAAGTAATCGAAGGATACATTATAGCGGGTATTTCGGGCATTGATTTGTCCACAGGTAAAACATTCGTCTATGAAGTATCATCCTCCAAAGACGACCCAGAATTTGCCAATGACGAAGTATTTCGCTTCATATGCACTTATAATCCTTCAGAACTAATTATAATAAGCGAGGCAATCAGCGACGATTATAAGAAGAGGATACTCAAAAATCTAAATATCAATAATATTCGCGTTCATTACAAATGGGAGAAATACGAGCATCTGTCTTTTTTTAGTAATATAAACAAGCAGCGGGATATACTCGAGAAGGTCTTTGTTGTTAAGAAGGGCTTCTTGTCTATCATCGAGATACTGAACTTGGAAAAATATAATAATTCGCGGTTTTCACTATGTTGCCTTCTAGAGTTCGCTTATGAACACAACTCGGACATCGTGAAGGGACTAGAAGAAGCCCCTGAAGTATTTGAAATGCATAAAAATATGATTATAGAGTTTAACTCGGCGATACAATTAAATGTTCTCGGGTTATATCAAGGTGATCAGCCGTTAATCGATATATTGAATAGATGCTCGACTGCCTTTGGATACCGCACATTTAAAGAGCGCCTTTTGCAGCCTATGATAAACATCGAGGCAATCAACAAAGCATATGACGACGTAGATTTATTATTGGATAGCAGTAAATATTTGGTTGTTAGAAAGCATCTATCTTCTATAATGGATTTGGAGCGACTTAAAAGGAAGATGAAAACAAATAAGATAGCCCCGCAAGATTGGATATCTTTTAATGATGCATTAATATCCACAAAGGAAATTAGGCGAATGCTAGATTTTCCCGAAGAGATTATTAGCATTACCGCGATTGATAGCATAATATCGCAATATATAAATATTATAGATTTGGATGAAGCAGGTAAATACAATCTAACAAACTTGCTGGATAAATCGAATATCACTAACTTTTTTAAGAAAGGCGTTTATGAGGATATAGATGTGCTATTCGACAAATATAACAAATCCTATGAAATTATTAATTCATATTGCGAGAAGATTACGCAAATCGGCGATAATGATGCAACAATATGCAAGGTAGAAAATAATAATCGCGACGGCTATTATCTAACAATTACAAAGAAACGCTTCGACAACGCTATGAAAAACAAGAGAGAACTGATGAACTCTTTTGAAAAGAAATTATTATCATCTTCATCTTCGGCGTATAAGCTAACAAACGCCGCTATAATCAGCGAAAGCAATAATATTGCCGAGTATAGCCAGCAAATATCACAAGCGGTTCTTAGCCATTACAAGGATTTTGTTATTAGTTTCGTAAATAAAAATGGGAATATCTTAGATATCTTAGTAAAATATTTAGTTCGCGTTGATATTGCCGCAAATTCTGCAAAGAATGCCTTCGATTATTGCTACGTGCGCCCGACAATAGATAAGATAACTACCTCTGAGAAGTCCTCTTTTATCGAGGCTACAAATATGCGACATCCAATTATTGAAAGAATACAAGATGATTTCCAATATGTCGGCAATAATATATCACTAAATCAAAATGGTATTCTGCTATATGGCATAAATGCGTCAGGCAAATCTTCGTTTATGAAAGCAGTCGGTTTAAATATTATTATGGCTCAGGCTGGGATGTTTGTATCTGCATCGACCTTTAAGTATTACCCTTACAATAGCATATTTACGAGAATATCGGGGTTAGACAACATTTATAAAGGGATGTCTAGTTTTACTATTGAGATGACGGAATTAAGGAATATTCTTAAAAGATGCAATAAGTTCAGTTTAGTTATCGGAGATGAAATATGCTGTGGGACTGAATCAATATCGGCGATTTCTATTGTAGCGAGCGGCATTGATACGCTAATAGATAAAGGAGCGTCCTTTATATTTGCTTCGCATCTGCACGAATTAACAAAACTAACGACTATAAAAGCCAATATCAATAAATCGAAGCTATTTGTTAAGCACATTAGAATAACCTTTGATGAAAATAATAATATCATATATGACAGGGTAATTCAAGAGGGACAAGGGAATAATAATTATGGCATAGAAGTATGTCGGACGCTAGATATGCCAATGGATTTTATGAAAAATGCCGAGTTAAATAGAAAGGAGGTTGAATGCATTAACAAGAACATCTTAAATAAGAAAAACTCGAGGTATAATTCTAAAATAGTTATTGATATGTGCAATATTTGCAATAAGAACAAGGCGGAGGAGACGCATCACATTATATATCAACATACGGCTGATAAAAATGGTTTCATTAATAATGCGTTCCACAAGAATGCTAAGCATAACTTAGTTGCTATATGCAAAGAGTGCCATCTCAAAGAGCATAGTGGTAAAATCAAGATTGAATGCTGGGTGTCGTCTTCAAAAGGTCGGAAACTAATATGCGATTATAATTATGGAAGCGGTAGCGCGGGTAGCGGAGGTAGCAGCGTAAGCAGCGGAGTATCAAGTTGTGTAGAGGATAGTGGAATTGACGGAGGAACTGACTATGATAGTGGTCTCGATGATGATAGGTAAATTTGCTTAATTATTTAGTAAAAACCCTCTAATTATTTTTATCAATATATATAAAAAGAAAACACATATATAGATATAACAAGGAACAAAAAATAAAAAGATGCGTGTTATTAAGCGTAACGGCGAAATGGAGGACGTTAGTTTTGATAAGGTATTAAATCGGTTGAAGAACCTTTCATCTGGATTAACTATTGATGTTTCAGAGATTGCCCAAAAAGTATGCTCGCGTATTTATGATGGTGTCAAAACATACGAATTGGACGAACTTGCCGCGCATTTGTGTAGCAGTATGTCGATAGAACACCCCGACTATAGCCTATTAGCATCGCGCATTATAATATCAAATCATCATAAAAATACGTCGCCATCGTTTAGCGAAACAATACAGGTATTATATAATAATGTGGATAATCATAATAATCCTATTCCTCTTGTATCTGAGGAATTATATAATATTGTTAGTAAAAAT